AACCCAATTACATTTTCATTATGAAAAGAGCTCAAGACGTACTCTAGATTTAAATTTACAACAGGTGAAGATGTTGCGGGTCTATCTACACTGCTCGATTTACCGACTACGGCAATTTCAGATTTTTGATAAGAAAAGTCGTAAGATATAGATTGAACTTTATCTAGGTTGCTGGTAATAGGATCAGCATACGTTTGCCCAGATTCGAAAGCTGGACCTACGTATATTAACTCATTCTGATGAATGATTCTATTACGTAACATAATTTATTTTTTCTCGCTAGCGTATAGAATACCAGCTAAATATTCATCAACTTGATGCTCTGCGGCGATGGACTGAATTTCCTTTACTCTGTCTGGGTTTTTATCTACAGGTTTAGAAATGTAGTTTTTCACTTTTCTAATCCAAGATTTAGGCTCTTCGTTCACCACAATAATGTCAGCTATCATAGACGCCATTTCTTTTTGCTGATCCGTTAAATCGTCAAGCTTGTGTTTCTTCTTTAATTCGGTTTCTATTTTTTTAGACAGCTTCTCAGCCAGAATCATATTGTCCTTAACCGAGTCCAAAGAAAATACTTTCTTCGCTTCGCTTTGACCTATTGGCGTGACCGTCTTAGTGTTTTGAGGGCTAGAAGTTCCCTCTGGTCTACCACTGTTTGATTGACCGCCGCCTTGTTGTAAAGCTTGGTTTTGAGCTATTGGTAAAAACAAGCCTTCTTCTCTTAAGTCTGAGTATTCTTTTTGAGACTCAATAGATTCTTCCTTACTAGGAAGCCTACCTGTTTGTAAAGCTTCTAAACCTTCTTCCGCAGTTAAAATGCCTAACTCAATTAGCCTGCTATAGATTCGGTTATTGTTATAAGGATCTTTAAGTTTTATGTCTTCAAATACTGGTGTTGGGTAATTTCTTAAACCAATACTTTTTGCAATATGTTTAATTTCCGGTAAAAGAAAATCATTGATGAAGGTTTCTCTTGCTTGAGTAAGTCTAGCAATAAATACATCAGTCTTAGCGGATTGATTAGCAAATTTTTCACTACCCACTAAAACATTATTTAAACCCATTTGAATATCTCTGTCTACAACTTCATATTTTTTAGGATCAAGTAAGTCTGCGATTTTAGGAATTACAAACTCAGCCTTAGTTGTATAGTCAGCGATAAGGACTCTACCAATAGACTCGTTTTCGAAAAGGTTTTGCATGGCCGCCAAGTTCTTTTGGTTGATACCACCTTTATCCGGTTCCGTACCCATTGTAACAAGTAAAATCATTTGCTGCATGGTTCTAGTAAGAGCCATGTCCATCTTCTTCATTTCCGCTTTCCAGTTGATGTCTTCTAAAACCGGATAACCCATTGGAACTCCAAAAGGCTCATAATCTTGCTTCTTATAAAATACTGCTCGTACTTTATTTGGGTCTAGCGGCATTGTTAAGATAGCGTTATTACCTCTACCTTGTTGCTTTAATTGTTTTAAAGCTTGTTCTGGTAAGGCTTCTAGTATCTCTTTGTCTTCGTCTGTTTGAGGGTCTTTAAGCCTCATAATTTCATAAGGATTTAAAACTTTATAAAATTTACTAGCAGAGAAAGAAATGTTACCACTAACTTGTATATCCGCAGGGTTAAGTATTGCATACCTTACTGGAACAGGAACGCCGTTCAAAGAAGAATTAGCATAAGTTTGATTTAGTTTCTTAATATCATCTCTATTTAAGTTTTTCTCAAACTTGTACAAGAATACATTACCAGACCTATAATATTCTCTAAAAAATCTATCAAGTAAACTTTTAAGATTAATCTTCTTAAAGAATGCAGAAAAGAAATCTCTAGACTTTTTACTGCCCCCAGTTAGATAAATATCGTTAACCGAAAGCTCTGTCATTAGATCTATAGTATTTCTAAAAACAGAAAAATTGTAATAAGCTTTTTGACATAGAATAACAGTATCTCTTACGTCAAGGTTATTGCTGGATTTACCATAGGCTCCTAAAGAGTAATTGAAAGGAACCATGCCCTCTTCAATGTTGGTAAATCTGTTTGTTCTCGTTATGCTACCCGCAGCATTTCTTCTGGAACCACTTCTGTTTGTACTCGAGCCTGTCGAGTAAGAAGCCGAAGATGTCATCAAAGGAGTACCCGCGTCTTCAGTTTTAGTCTTTTTTCTTGAAGAAGCTTTCTTTTCTATGGAAGATTCACCCCCATTAGCGTTCGTATTTTTAGAATTTTTAGCAGCCATAACTTAGGTTATATTACACTGATGAATAAAAAAAGTCTAAAATTTAAAAAAAGTTAAAAAAATATTCTTAAATGTGGCTTTATAACATCCGAGGAACAAAAGTCTCAGAATGATCCTCTAAATTAACCTCCATCATGTCATAATATGACTTTAAAGCCCAGTTTGCTAACATTAAAGTGGTATAATTATCCTTTCTGGCTCTAGTGGCTGCAGTGCTTCTTTTCAGATGGTGAGGTAAATCGAATGTTTGAGTGCCTCTAGCTGTGGTTTTCACCTCAACCAGCGCACACTGCTTTTTAGTCTGGTAAATTAAATCGTCTTGAGTTTCAATGAATGACCCTACATTTTCTTCTGGTGTTAGACTTGTGTCTATTTTTTTGCTTGTAGTGGCTGTAAATACATCTCCGTGAGCAGAGGTCTTAGAAGCAAACCAAATCTTTCTATGATCAATACAGGCTTGAAGATGCTCATTCGCTTTCCTGATAAATTCTGAAGTAAATACCTGTTTGAAGCATATTGCACCGTTTTGTTTGTTATAAACTCTTCTAGCTCTTTTAAGTTCTTGGTTATAGGCAACTCCATCTTTTTCGCTGTTAAAGTCAAAGAATTTAAGATTGATACCATCTTTTAGGAATAACTCAGACTCATTAGCACTATCAATAAACTGATAACCAGCATTATCAATACAAATCATCTCAATGTCAAAATTCTTAAGAATATAATATAGATATTTGATGTGATCTTTTAAGTCTCCACCAGCAACAGCGTATCCATGAACCAAAGTACCCTCTTTTCTTTCGTCGTCCATTTCCAAAACAGACATAGCAAAATAGTCAGAACTTGGACTGTTAGAGAACGATGGGTCAATCCCTAACATATATTTTTTATCTTTGACCCCCTTTAGTAAGGTCGTTGGTTTTTCTCCATCTGGAATAGTACATTCATACATTTTTTTTGCACTAAAGTAAGAGTCACTACCATCAGTAAACTGAGCGCAATATTCCCGTTGGAAGCTAGAGTGACTTTGACCACCGTTTTGAGCTTCTTCGATAATTGTAGTATCAATCATTTCATCAGGTAAAGCTTCATAACCCATTTGGGATATAAAGTAATCAGCATCTAATTCATCATTTGAATAAATTTTTTCTGTCCACTCTTTGTACGTTTTATATAAATTCTCGAATGTATAACTAGCAGAAGATAAAGCTATCATTTTGGAATCGTTTGTAAATTCCATCCTGTCAGACTCTTTCATTTCTCCAGATTCGATTAGCTTGTTTTCTATCTCTCTAATCTCAATACGCTCTTTCATGTTTTGAGGAGCCACCAAGAAAGGCATTAAAACTGTTTTTACAATGTCCTCACTAAGAAGTAGAAACTCGTCAAGCAATAATACATTAGCGCGAAAACCACGAATTTTTTCTCCACTTAAAGGTATGGCTGTTATAGTTCCGCCGTTTATTTGCCATTCGTATTGGTCATTTCTTTTAGAAGGCGGGATATGAAAAGCTTGTCTCAACAGTTCGGCCCCTTTAGAGTTAACTAATTTTTCTAAATTCGTAAAAATATTTCTTGCGGTTCTGAATGTAGGACCAGCAATCATAATTTTAGTTCCGGGCTCGAAAATGCATTGCAGGAAACAGTACACTGCAGCTATGAAAGATTTACCACAACCACGACCCCAGACACACATACTAAAGTTTCTATTAAATAAACCCTTCAAGGTTATCTCTTGAAAGGGGGCTAATTTAATTCCTGACAAAAGCTCTGTGGTGAAGCCTAGGTTAGCTTTTAGAAACTTTACGAGAGTAATCTTTGCTTCTCTTTCACCCAAATCACCCTTGAGTTTCATAAGCTCTTGATTTACATCATCGATCTCTTTGAGATATTTTTCTGGAGCGTACCACATTATAATTTTTTCGTATCGTATGCTAATTGTAGGTCTATCTTTTCATGCACACATCCACTGGTAAATATTTTTTCTATAACCCTAGATGACTCTACTCTACCTTTAACAAATAAAAATTGCACATGCGGATAGTCTTGTATTAAAGATCTAACTCTGTTAAATATAAATTCTGGAGTGGCTTTTATCCTTTTGGATATATGTTTTAAGAAAGGAAAACTTAGAGAGTTAGTTAAAGTATCTTCTACTAAAACTACTAAATAAGCCTCAGCTTCTTTTGCTCTTTCTATCTCATTGATAAAACGTTCGTAGCCGCCGCTAATAGTTCCTATAAAGTCTGCAAGGTTCTTACGCTCGATATAACAATTACAGGTCGCCTCTTTATCACTAAATGTATAATCCCCAAACTTTAAAGTCTTGATTTCTACTTGACGGTCTTTAAACTTCAATGGTTTTTGTTCTCTGGTATCTACGTAAATTTTATATTGTGGATCTTTCCATTTTGCGCCTTCGACTATTTCTACCGGAGAAACAAATTTAGTCTTCAATCCTAGATTTTCACAAAACTCGTTATAAGAACCAAAAAGCTGATCGTGATATTGAATGGGTGGGCTCATGATAGTTCTTAACTCTACTTGAGTTGGAGCGTATTGTATGCCTTTTCTCTCTATTCTTTTTTTCATCAAAGAAGAGCAATACTCTTTAGCTTCATCTTCCGGCTTACTTTTCATCCACATACGTAGATTAGTTCTAGAGTTAAAGTCCGTACTTAAGTATTGAGCTTTGTTTTTAAATTTAATTATTTTGCCATCGTACAAGTCATGCCTAGGGTAGTACTGTTGGTAGTACTCAATCATCGTCAACTTGTGAGCCTTTAAGTGAGCGTGAAGTTGTCGTTCTGTTTCGAATTCTTTGTTACAGACTTTACAGGTAATCATAACTAATTTAAAGCCTCATCTTCAGTAAGCCCCATGATTCTCGCTTTAACTTCGTCCATTCCAGAGAGTTTTTCGATTTCACCTTTAAGGGTCTTTTTGCGCAACTCGGTTAATTGAAGAAGCTGTTTTCTACTCTCTTCCTCTTTCCACATCTCAACCAAGTTTAAAATGCTTGCGTTTTCTTGAAGCTGTTTCTTAAGTTTATCGCTACGTTTTTCTTTTAAGCTTTCTAAAAGTTTGTTTTGTCGATTAACGCATTGATTGTATTCTGTTTGTGCTGTATTGATGGCCTCTACTAGAGCCATAGAAATCCTACGACCTTCTGAATCGTTGGCGGTGTCATCCAGTAAGTCTTGCAAGTGTTCTACTCTGTGTTGAATGTTAGAGGCGATCACAACCTCTGTAGATAACACTATGTACTGATCCACTTCTTCTTCTGTTAAATCGTTCTTATCATAAGCGTATCTAACGAAACTACTTTCGAATAGCTCTCTATCTGTAGCGGTACCATAGCTGTTGATTTGGTGCTGGAATCTATATGTATGCAAGAAACCAATTAAAGCTTGAACATCTTTTTTTTGTTTAATGTTTAGTTTAGCTTTATTGATTCCATTGTGCATGTACTTATTGATTCTCGCCACAGATTGATCAAACGTTTTTGGTGGTTTATATTTTTCAGTAGCCACCTCGTTAGTGTTTTCGTAAGGTTCAATATTTCCTTCGTTTTGCCTTACAACCTCAAGTACGGCTCGAGTCTCTTGGTTTAAATTAGTTAGAGTTTCGTCTTTGAATATTACTCTAGCCATTTCCATAGGTTTCATCATGGCCATATTGTTTAATATGAACTCTATATCTTCTTCGCTAAATTCTATTTTCTTCTTAGGCTGGTAGTTTTGTGCTCCTTTAGCTTTGATTTCTCTAGTGGCTAGAAACTGCTTTACCGCTCTACCCTCTTTGCTTCTGCCGTCTTTATCTTCGAAACCGGCAGCCCTGATTAACTCTAAAAGCGAAGGGGGATTGTTAGGTCTTGAATTCCATTCGTTCAAGACCTTTGCTTTCTGCTCTTCGGATAAAAAAACTTCTTCTTCCATAAGATTAAAATATATCTATCTCATCGTTATTTAAAAACTTCTTAACTTTGGTAATTATAGATTTTTTTAAATTCTTTATTTGTTTGTATCCGGGGCTTCTGTTCTTTTCGCTGGTCTTGTAACCCATTTTCTTTGCTGCTTGTTCTTCACTTAAATGCTGAATATACAAATATTCATAAACTAGCCACTCATTGGCTTTTAAAACTGACTTCATTTTTTTATGAAGCTTTTCTGATGCGCTATCTATATCAAACGATGCTTGATTTTGTATCGTTGATACTTCTTGAGGGTGATTCTCTAAGGCTATGGGTAGTTTAGTATCGTATGCGCTCTTTTTGTTTTTGTACCAGTTTTTATATAAGGGGCAGGATACTGATTGTTTTTTATATATTGCGCATAGATCTTCTCCCTCTGAAGCTGCACACTTTAAACAAGGTCTAACATAGTTACCATAATTGTTTCTAATTAAATTTTTAATTTGATTGGAGATTATTCTGTTAACCCAAGGGCTGAGTTTTTTTGTTTGATCGTATAAATGCCATTTCTTAAATATGTGAATGCGTAATATTTGAGATACATCATCAAAGTCCATCCAAGATAAAGCTGTTAAATTCCACTTGTTTTTCCTTTTAATTATTTCGGTATCTATGGTCTCTATACAGTCTTCGAATTTTAAATGTTTAATAGGCTTCTTTGCTAATCCAGTTTTTTTCTTTACCGGTTTAGCTTTCTTTTTTGGTGGCTTCTTTTTGTTTTTTCCACTACCAGAAGTCATTTATTTATTCTTGCTCTCTGATGGGATTACCTCCGGCTTCATCTTTGAATTCTTGCCAAACGTCTTTGTTTTTAACTTTTTTAGGTCTGCCTCTGCCTCTTTTAGGTTTTGGCTGTGGTTCTACTGGTCCACTGCTTGTTCCAGCTAAATCTGACAATTTATGACCTTTTGAAGGGTTTTCCATTATGTCAACGTCTAGCCCTGACATATCGCTGGAAAACGAAGTCTCCTGTTCTTCTTCGATGTCTTCGTATTCAGGTTGCTGCTGTTCAACCTGTCCTTTTGCGCTTCCTAAAGAAAATCCACATTTAGGACAAAAATTAGGCTTTTGAAAAGCTTGGTGCTCTATTTTAAATCCACAATTACTACAGTAAGTCTTCATTCTTCTTATAATATTAAAAATTATTTTAAAATCTAATATAAATTAAAGGCTTTTATTTTGCTGTGTAAATACATATATGGGTGATTCTATTAATTCAAAAAATAGCAATTTTCAATTCAAAAATGCGAAAGGCGTTGTTTATGAAGTGGTTTTTAGAAAACCTGACAAAAGACTGTACGGTGAAGAATGCGATGGAGTTTGTGAAAATCCTTCCGATAAAAACCCTAAAATTTTTATAAGTCCTTACCTAACAAAGCAGTCAGAATTAAATACCTGCATTCATGAAATCGCTCACGCTTTTTTCTGGGACAAGACAGAGGCTGAGATATACAAGTTCGCAAACACCGTAAGTAGATTCCTGTATAACGAATGCGGCTGGAGAAAAACCGAAAGAAGCAGGAAAGCTCATTATAGGGGAAAGACTAAATAATGAAATACGAAATATCTAAAGAAGAGTTGGAAGATATTAAGAGTCGCTTATACGATATAGGCTTATTGTCAATTAAAATCATCAATAATGATCAAATACCAAAAGATGAAGCTTGGGAGGTGGCTGTAGCTATAAATAGTAAAGCTAAAAAGCTACACAAGCAGTTAAGTAGAATGAATCCCGAACTTGAAGATTAGTCTTTCTGTTCTTTTTTAGATTTGCAGCCGCAATCTATACCGCAACGATTTTTTCTTTTTTGGTAGATAGAAGCCTCCCAAAAACCTTTCCAGTTGTCTTTGATCCATCGCCAAAGACAACCGTGTTTAGGATCTTTCTTTTTTCTCTTCCCCCAACTGGAAGTCCACATGCTCATTTCATTTAGTCTCGTTGCACTTACAATTGCAATCGGCCACTGGGCATGTGTCGGATGAGCAGCAATCTGCTCCACAGGCGCAGTTACAACATCCGGAATTGCCCCAGTTGCAACCGATTACAAATAGTGTTGCGCAAATTAATAGTAACTTCTTCATGTTAAATATCTCCATCAGCGTCTCGGTAAGATTTTTTAACCTTGCCGCCTCTTTTCATTTTTAAAAACATATTAACGCGAGCCATAGCCCATCCGCCTCTTGTCATTCCCGGTCTATGCGAAGTTGAAAAGGCTCCTGCTCCTCTTCTGTATACTTTCTTCAACTGACCTAACGTGACTTTCTTTTTAGACTTGGCGTTGTGACTTTTAACTTTAGCTTTCAATGCTTCGATAACTTTTGCAGAAAAGGTGATACTGCCTCCGCCTTTTCCTGCGCTACCCTTTTTGTTTTTGCTCGAGCCCTTTTTTCTTTCGCTAGGCTTAGCTGGTGTTTGCGCTCCAGACTTACGTCCGGGTCTTTTGGCGGCTTCTGACTCCTCAACTTCTAAGTCTTTATATAACTCTATTTCTTCGAGAGTCATCACCTCGGAAAACTCTTCGTCGGTCATTTCATACTCGGAGGAGTACGACGACATTTTCTTTTTCTTTTTAGACTTGTCTTGAGCCTTCTTTAGAGCGTCTTGTTTAGGGTAATCTTTATCTCCGGGTTTTGCGGGTTTATAATTTTTACCCATTCGTTTTTTTTTGTTACGAATGTTCTCCCAAAGACTTGCGTATTTTTCCTCTAACTCAGCTTTAGACTTTTCTTCTTTCTTATCGTCTTTCTTGTCGTCGTCTTTAGAGTTTTTACCTTTTTTCTTCAAAATTTGTTTTTGAATAAAGGGAGGAAGTTTCTTTTGCTTGTCTGTAAGAGCAGCGTCGGAAGAATCTTCACTTTCTGCAAATGAATGACCTTCGTGAGACTTCATACATTCTTCTTTAGAGTGTCCGGCTTTTTGACAGCGACTCATGTACTGGTCGTGAGTTTCATCTTTAGAAGGCTTCATATGAGCAGCTTCAGCCTCTTCGCAAGCCTCACATTCCTCTGTGATTTCTTCTTCTACATAAGCTAATTCTGGATTAATAGTTAACAATTCGTTATGATCGAAAAGAGTTTCGCCATCCCACTCGTACTCGTCGTTAACATTACCTTCTACTTTTTTACCTCCGCGCCATTGCCTACAAGACCAATAGCGAGCTTTTGTTTTGGGTCCGGGGTTATCGCAGTTGTGACGAGCTCTAAAGCTTTTACGACGTTTAGGATCGTCTCTTTTGATCTCCATGTTTGGATCACCAAAGTTTACTTTAACTACGTTGCCCTTTTCGTTTTTTACATAAACAGAAAACTTTTTAGGACCACCGGGAGTTCTAAAGGGTTTATTAAGAGTCTTTTTCTCTTTTGCTTCAATTATTTGATTGGTAAAATCAACTTCCATTTTTTTTCCTTAAATTTATTATATTACGGTGCTTCGTACAAACCAGTAAAAGTTAAAGGTCTAAATCCCGAGTCTAGTTCGTCTGGATTAGTAGCGGTTAAACCAAATTGGTCTAGCCTTCTATAGTATTCTCTACCGATATGATTTGTTAACTCTGCAACATGGTTAGCGTCACCAGTGTCAAGCAAGCCCGTTATTTGGCTTTGAAACGAGTTATCTCCAACTGCAGTAGCTAAAAAGTCACCAGAGTTTGTGCTGCTATGTATTTTGCCTTGTAGGTCTCTTATAGCGTTATTACTCATTTTCTTTTCGTTGTTTTCTTAGTAGATTTCTTCTTTTTCTTAGGAGAGCTAATATGCTCAGGCATCATAGCCTTAATATTATCTACTAATCCTAATTTCTTACACTCATCTGCGTCAATCCACCAATCTTTTCTGTCCCAATTTTTTCTTAATTGAGCTTGAGACAGCTTTGATCTAGAGGAAAATATATCTAATATTCTATCTTCTATTCTTTTTACTAATTCAACCTCATCCTCAATTTCATATGTTTTTCCGATGGCTCCGAAGGCTGCTCTGTGAATCATCATCCAAGATTGATGACCGATCCATCTAGTATCTCCTGCTTGTAAAAGCACTCCAGCCATTGAAGCGGCCATGCCTAAAGAGCCAGTGGTGATGTGATGACCATGCGATCTCAAATCCTGTAAGAAATCGAACAATTCGAAGCCATCTATGATACTACCCCCCGGAGACGAGAAAATCACTTCTATGGCGCATTCTGGGTCTTTACGGTGCCATTCTGTAAGCCTGCTCATGCAAGCCTGAACAGATATATCACTTACATCTCTAGAGAACCTATAAACATAATTATGATCATCAGAAAATAATTCTTTTTCATAGGCGGCATATAATTTTTTAGCCTCAATCTCAGATCTTAAAGCGTCAGCTTCAGCCCTTCGAGTCTCTGCTTCAATTTTTTTAACTTCTGCAACAGATTGAGCTATGCTTTGAAGTTTTACCTGTTTATCAGTTTCGCTTTCTTCGACAACCTCGATAGGAACAATTTCCTCTTCAGGTACGACTTCTTTTTTTGTATCATTATTTTTTTTAGGCATAACTGTCCTCCTAGTATTATATTACAGTTCATTAAGTTTCGAAACAATAAATTTAACTAGTTCCGACCTCATAATATCTTCTTCTGTAAATTCGAACGTATAAATCCCCATTTGTAAGCTCTCTTCATCTGAGAACCTTTCTGTAATTTTGTTTATACCTCCTTGTTTATTTTCATGCAGGTCCGTTTGATTTGGATCTGCTAAAATGAAGCATCTACTGTTTTTCCCCAATCGGGTCAAAACCGTAGTTATTTCTTTGATAGTAGAATTTTGTGCTTCGTCGAGGATGATGCACTTGTCAGTCCAATTCATTCCCCTAGCAAATGCAACAGGAAACATGGAAACACGATTCTCGGTTTCCAATTTTTCCGCTTTAATAGAAGCTAAAAGTTCATCTAATTTATCTAAAAATGGTAAATTAAAGAATCTTAATTTTTCATCTGCAGAACCCGGTAAAAAGCCTAAGCTTTTATCAGATGATTCTACAGCAGACCTTAAGTACATAATACTATTAATAACCTTCATATTTAATAACTGAAGGGCGCAATAAGTTGCTAAAAGTGTTTTAGAAGTACCTGCCGGTCCTTTTACAATGACTATATTGGTAGAAGGATGTAGGGCTATTTTAAAGAATTCTTTTTGCTTTTCGGTCCAAGGAAATTGCTTTAATCTAATTTTTGTTTTTATTGGGTTTTCTGCTTGATGTTGTTTTACATGATTCTCGCTTATTTCAGTTATGCTCTCTGCAAGTTCTTTATCTCCACGAATCTTTAATTTGTTCGTGCCATTAGAAGAAGATTTCTTTTTTGGCATTTGTAATCAATATTAGTTACACCATTTTAGACTATTATTAGGGTTATCCATTCATATTTGAGAAACGTTAAGTTTTGGAAATGGCACCGATGGTATTTTTTTATTCAAGAATGGACAAAGCTTTTCCCAACCTTCGCCGCTGCAAATATTCATAATTAATAGATCATCTTGTCTATCTTTAAAATAATCTTTTATTGTATTGTATTTTTCTTTTTTCCATTTAAGTTTTCTATCAATAGTATTAAGTCGATCATGCACCCATTCATCATAAAGATACTTCTTAGGAATCTTATTTATATCATAAGCTGGTGAGTTATGTAACTCCATGCTGCGAATCCAACTTTGATCATCTCTTTCTAATATAATGAATTTACTATTAGGGTAATGTTCATCTAGCTTTCTAAAGTCACAGTCATGCCAAGGCCCATCTTCAAAAGCATCGTATTGATCAATAATATCAAATAAACATTGATAATCAGTATGCCCCGATTCAATAAACTTATCATAAGCTACAGGATGCCACTTCATTGTCTTGTAGCCTAAGCGTCTATAAGCTGCGCCAAGACTAGACGTACCCGTTTTCATTACGCCGATTTCAAAAATCTTATTAATACTCATAGTTAAAGGTTTCTATATCTTTTTTAAATTTTTTATAAATTATATCTTTGGATTTGGAATTGTAATGGTCTATATATATATTATGTTTATTTTTCTTTTGTATTTTTTTATCGGTTACGTTAAGATGTTCTAATGCTCTTTGTTGTAATCCTATTAGAGAACATAATTCATCAAAATCTTGTTGCAGGTTTTCTTGTTTACCTATGAAGTCACAGCCTTCAGTATATTCAAAATAGGTAGTTTTATTAGTTTTTGTCCAAAAATCATAGTTTTCAATGTATTTGTTAAAATCTTTATCAATAAGATAGTGCGGCAATTCACTGCTGTTAGCCTCATGCCAACTCAAACTGTAATTGAAGGTAGAAAACGCTCTAGCCCAAGGATTACGAACAAAAGAAAATTTAAAATAATTTTTTATAATTTCTGGATGTATTATTTGCTTAACTACGCTTAAAGGATAGTGATTCTTATCTCCATTCCAATAAGTTTCAACATTTAATCTTCTTTTTTCAAAATCTAATTTAGGAGTGCTATGAAAATGAGATGTTTTAGGGTGATACAAAGCATTAATGATACTTGTTGATCCTGTTTTAGGAGTCCTTATGTATATGAACTTTTTTTTATGATCAATCATCGCACTTTTCCCACCATTTGTAAAAATCTTGCTGTCTCACCCATTCAGCACCTTCATTTATGGCTTTCTT